CCTGACTCGCTACGATTATCCTAATTGGTCGGTTCCACCGCATAGAGGGCTGGGTGATGGCCCCGTGAAGAATGTACTAGGGTTTACCCCACTTGTCAAACAATGTATAGTTCACCAAACTTCCATAACTGGGTAAAGTATGAATGTGATTGATGCACTGCCAAACAACCTAAAGAAAAAAGGTCGCCCCAAAGGTGCTGTGAACAAGAAGTTCACTATGGCTACCTATGCTGAAAGACCTGCGGCTCTCCTGCCAAAGACTGAAGTTCAGCGCATCAAAGAACTCAAAGACCTCCTGATAAACAGTGCAGGTTCCAATGTTGTTCACAAAGCAATTGAGATTGCCATGAATGACGAACACCCAGCACAGGCCGCTATGCTCAAACTCTGTATGGATCGGATGCTTCCCGTCAGTCTGTTTGAGAAAGAAGGCAAGCAAAGGAATGCCGTTACCATCAACATAACAGGCATTGGTGGCGTAGAGATAGAACCCTTGCAAGATGTGACTGATGTAGAAACAAAAAATGTCTGACCTCAACTTCTCACTCCTTCCTTGGCAACAAATTGTTTTTAGTGATAAAACAAGGTTTAAGGTTGTGGCTGCTGGTCGGCGTTGTGGCAAGTCTAGGTTAGCAGCTACTACGCTAATTATTGAAGCATTGCGTTGTCCAGCAGGAAGTGCAGTTCTCTATGTTGCGCCTACCAATGGACAAGCTAGGCAGATCATTTGGGATGTGTTGCTGGAGATTGGACGGGATGTTATCCAAAACAGTCACATCAACAATATGGATATCACCATGATAAATGGTGCAAAGATTTATGTTCGTGGTGCTGATAGACCAGATACCCTGCGGGGTGTGTCCCTTACCTATGCGGTGCTAGACGAGGTTGCGGACATTAAGCCTGAAGCCTGGGAGCAGGTGATTCGTGCTTCTTTGTCAGACAAAAAGGGAAGAGCCATATTCATCGGCACTCCCAAGGGTCGCAACTGGTTCTATGATCTGTTTAAGATGGGTCAAGAGGAGTCTGATCCTGATTGGAAGTCCTGGCACTTCACAACCCAAGATAACCCATTGATAGACCCAACTGAGATTGAGTCTGCCAAGAAAACGCTGAGTTCATTTGCTTTCAAGCAGGAATACTTGGCGTCCTTTGACAACGCAGGAAGCGATGTTTTTAAAGAAGATTGGATCAAATATGGTGTGGAACCTGAGTATGGTAGTTACTTCATTGCAATCGACTTGGCAGGATTTGAAGAAGTGGCTAAGCAAGCTGCTAACGCGAAAAAAAGACTAGACGAGAGTGCCATTGCAGTGGTAAAAGTCACTGATGATGGGAAGTGGTTTGTCAAAGAGATAGATCATGGGCGGTGGGACATTCGGGAAACTGCCGCCAAAATCCTGATGAAGATGCGGGATTACAGGCCAATTTCGGTGGGAATTGAGCGTGGGGCGCTTAAAAACGCTGTTTTGCCGTACCTCAGTGACCTGATGCGGAAAAATAATGTATATTCCCACATAGTTGACCTAACGCATGGCAACAGGAAAAAGACAGACAGAATTATCTGGAGTCTCCAAGGGCGGTTTGAGCATGGGCGAATTGTGCTGAACTCTGAAGAAGATTGGGATGACTTCACCGATCAACTCTTGATGTTTCCTGCCAATGGCGTACATGATGACCTTCCTGATGCTTTGAGTTATATTGACCAATTGGCGGTCACATCTTACTTTGAGAGTGAAGAAGATGAAGAGTGGGAGCCTGTAGATATCATATCGGGGGTTTAATGGCAACAGATAATCAAGAAAAGCTAGAGCAAGGTGAGTTTTATGAGCCTACACAGGCTGATAAAGACCTGACTGATTTTGTTACTGACCATTGCAACCGCTGGCGTGACTACAGAGACACCAACTTCCTTCCCGACTGGCTTGAATACGAACGAATCTTTCGTGGTCAGTGGGCATCTGAAGACAAAACCCGTGAGTCTGAGCGTTCACGCATCGTAACCCCTGCCACACAACAAGCCGTAGAAACTCGCCATGCTGAGATCATGGAAGCTATCTTTGGTCAGGGCGAATTCTTTGACATTCAAGATGACATTCGGGATGTGAACAACAACCCTATCGATGTGGGCATCATCAAAGCCCAGTTGATGGAGGATTTCAAGCGAGACAAGATACGCAAATCCATTGATGCCATTGAGTTAATGGCAGAAATCTACGGCACAGGCATTGGCGAGATTGTCGTTAAGACTGAAAAGCAGTTTGTACCCTCTACCCAGCCGATTCCTGGGCAAATGGGTCAAGCCGCCATTGGCGTAGTGGAAAAAGACAGGATTTCGGTCAGAATTTCACCTGTCAACCCCAAAAACTTCCTTTTTGACCCCAATGGAACCTCAGTTGATGACTGCATGGGGGTGGCAATTGAGAAATACATCTCTATCCACAAGATTGTTGAAGGCATTGAGCGTGGAATCTACCGCAAAGTAGACATTACGCCCACTTATGAAGACACTGACCTAGAACCCACCCAAGAAGTGAGCCAGTACCAAGATGAAAAGGTACTTTTGCTAACCTACTATGGTCTGGTTCCCCGTGAGTACCTAGAGAATCTTGAAGAGAACAGGAACATTGTTGATTTATTCCCTGAAAGTTCCGCTGCTGAGGAATATTCAGACATGGTTGAGGCCATTGTCGTGATTGCCAATGATGGGCAGTTGCTCAAAGCAGAGGCAAATCCTTACATGATGAAGGATCGCCCTGTTCTGACCTACCAAGATGACACTGTTCCAAATCGTTTGCTTGGGCGTGGCACAGTGGAAAAAGCCTTCAATATGCAAAAGGCTATTGATGCTCAGATTCGTTCTCACTTGGATTCATTGGCGCTGACCACCAGCCCCATGATTGCAATGGATGCAACCCGTCTGCCCCGTGGTGCTAAGTTTGAAGTCAAGCCTGGAAAAGCAATTCTCACCAATGGCGCACCTTCAGAGATTCTGTATCCCTTCAAGTTTGGTCAGACTGATGGCAACAACCTAGCCACTGCCAAGGATTTCGAGCGTATGCTCCTGCAATCCACTGGAACTTTGGATTCTCAAGGCATGGTTAGTGCTGGTGCTAGAGACATGGGCCAAGGCGGTATGTCGATGGCAGTCGCCACCATCATCAAGAAGTACAAGCGTACTCTGGTGAACTTCCAAGAAGACTTTCTGATCCCCTTCATCCAGAAGGCGGCATTCAGGTATATGCAGTTTGACCCAGAGCGTTACCCCTCTGTGGATATGACCTTCATTCCTACTGCCACTCTGGGCATCATTGCCCGTGAGCATGAGCAACAGATGTTCATTGGCTTGCTCCAGACTCTTGGCCCTAACACTCCTGTGTTGCCATTGATTCTGAAAGGTGTTTTGGCTAATTCTTCTCTGACCAACCGCTATGAACTGATGGAGCAGTTGGATAAGATGAGCCAGCCCAATCCGCAAGCAGAGCAAATGGCTCAGATGCAACAACAGTTGGCTATGCAAGCGGCTCAGGCTCAGATTGCTGTGAATGCAACTCAGGCTGAACAGAATCGTGCAGAAGCTGAGAAGTTGAAGATTGAAGCGCAGTTGATGCCACAAGAAGTGCAAGCCAAGAACATGGCGGCAATGACCAAAAACCTGCCAAACCAAGATGATGCTGGCTCAAAAGAGTTTGATAAGCGGGTTAAGATTGCTGAATTGATGCTCAAAGAAGCTGACATTAAGAACAAATCCAAGATTGTCGAGTTGCAAATGGCTGACAAGAAGGGCAAAATGTCGAGTGTTGAAGATGAGTTTCTCAATCGTCTTTCAAGGGAATTGACCTAAATGGACATTGCCGATCTTGAGCGTAAGCTAGGAATTGATGGTATTTCTGCTGAACAGCAGATGGAGATCATTTCCGCTTTGCAACAGTCTGCCGCAGAGAAGATTGCCAAGGCTAAGAGCGAGTCTATTGGCAAGGGCGCTGAACTTGTTATCCAAGGCTTGAAGAAGATCAAGTCAGATATGGAGCAAAAGTTTGCTCAGTTGAATGGCGAGATTCAGAGCAAAGTTGCCTCTGTACAAGATGGACAGGATGGCAAGAATGGCAAAGATGGACGAGATGGCAAGCAAGGGCCAGCAGGTTCAAGGGGGCCAGCAGGACAAGATGGTGCACCTGGGCGTGATGGAGTTGATGGTTCTGATGGTACTGGCGTTTCCTCTGCTCGCATTGATTTTGATGGTAGCCTTGTCATCACTCTTGATGATGGTCGTGAGATCAATGTTGGTGAGGTTGTTCCTTTTGATGTTGCTGAACGCATCAAAGTTATTACCAATGGTGGCGGTACTTCTCAGTCTGTACTTGA